CGTATTGGGTGGTGCTGCTACTAATCCAACTACTCCAGTTAAACCTATGAAGATAGTATCACCAACTCCTATTGGTGATGGTATAAAGAAGGTTGCAAATCAAGTAAAACTTGGAGCTGGTACTGCTGCTGTTACTGGAGGTGTAGTTGCTGGTAGTAAACTTACAGGAGGTTCTCCGAGTAAAGTTTCAACTGCAACGCCAACTCCACCAGTAGAGAAAAAGGTTGAAGCACCTATAACTAATGATGGTAAAAAGGAAGTTAATCCTTCTAAAAATGAAAAAATAAAAACTCCACAGAAAAAATCTGGTGGAAGACCATTTGATGCTGATAGAGGAAAAACTGTTGATAGAGTTTATGGAGCACAAATAGAAAAAACAAGAAAACTTAAAGGTGATCCTGCTGCTGAGAAACAAAGAAAGAAATTTATGAGTAGACCTGTTACATCTTTAGAGATGGAAGAGGGTGCTTATCAAGGTGGTGGTACAACTATAAAATCAATATACGATCCAGTTACAGGTAGACCATCTGGTTTCAAACAACCTCCTATCGGCACACCTGCTGGTAAGGATCCCATAGAAGTGCTGAAAAAGATGGCGATTATGGGTGGTGCTCAAGCAAAGAAAAAAGAAAAACGAACTACAGTTGCCGCTTCTCATGAGTTAAAAGGTGATCAAATAGACGAATTTTTAGGTGGTGTGCCTGGCGATGGATATATTGGACATCCAAATTTAGATATTAAAAATCCATTTGCTAAGAAACAAACTAAGAAAAAAGTAATGCCAAATGCAAAAGGTGGTGGATTACTTAATAAAACTGCTGGAAAACTTGGTGATAGAAAGATGGAACTGCAAAAATACTTGGATATGCAGTCTTATTCATGGAGAGATGAATTAGGTCTTACTGAAAGGAAGTTGACTAAAAAGGAAGAAAAGAAAAAAGAAGATATAGTAATGGGAATGAAAGATGATAAGAAAGGATTTAAAAAACGTTATGGTGACGATGCAAAATCAGTAATGTATGCAACTGCTACTAAAATTGCCAAGGAGAAAGCATAATGAAAGTATTAGGTGGAGAAACAAATCTAAACGCTCCTATTAGCGTTGGTAGTGCTAGTGTTGTAAGAGTCTTTAATAGCGATTCTTCTAATTTACTTGTAACTAGAAAAACTTCTGGTGGTACTACTGTAGGTACTTTTATGGTTCCTGCAGGTAAAGTTGTATATTGTGAAAAGGATTATACAGATACTCTGGAAGGTGGTACGAATCTTAAAGTAACACAGGTTGCTTTTTCACCTATGATGAGTTTTGCTTTAATGTCATCTGAAGATCCTACTCCAACATATACTCATTCGGTATCTGCCACTTCTGTAGATGAAGGTGGTAATTTTACTACTACCATTTCAACTACTAATGTTGCTGATGGGACTAATTTATATTGGGAGTTGACTGGTGTACAAGCTGCTGATTTTTCATCAGGAGCACTAACAGGAACAGTATCTGTATCAAGTAATTCTGCTACTTTCTCTCATACAGTTGATGAAGATAATACTACTGAAGGAACAGAAACTGCTACGATTAAAGTTTATAGTGATTCTGGAAGAACTACTCAGGTAGGTAATACTTTAACTGTTACTATTACTGATGGTTCTACAACACCTGCTCCATCTGATTTCAGTGTAGATTTTCCTGGTACTGGTGCTTTAGCTTGGCCTTGGAATAGTTCATCTATGGATTGGGGACAATCTGAGAGTATTACTATTGAGTTTTATATTAAAATGGATGTGATATCAGGAAGTTATATGTCTGTCATCAATAGATGGGATACTAGTAATTATTCTTTTGGTGTAGATATTTTGGGTAGTAATGGTAAAATATTTTTCTATGAAGGAAATGGTAGTGGTTCTCTTAATACACATACATCTACAGACGGCATTTTAATAAATCGATGGTATCACATTGCTATTGTAAAAGATTCAACTACTGGAAGGTTTTTTATAGATGGTCAACCTTCAGGAACATTTTCATGGAATAAAGCAAGTAGTAATTCCACTCAAGCCTTACATATAGGTAATTTAGGTGATGGCAATGTTTACTTTATGGATGGAAAAGTTTCTAATGCTAGAGTAGTAATTGGATCAGCAGTTTACAATAATACTTTTACACCTTCTTCAACAAAACTTACAAATATAAGTAACACAAAATTCTTAGCTTGCCAAACATCAAATCGGAGTGAAGCTACAGTAGTGAATAATGGCAATGCTTCAGATACAGCTACTACAATAGGCAATCCTGCAAGTAGTACTGAAGATCCATTTGAGGGTGATTACTCTGTTGAGTTTGATGGTAGTAATGATTATCTTTCAATTGCTGATAGTACTGACTTTGATCTTGATTCATCAGACTTTACAATAGAATGTTGGTATAACCCAGATACCAATCCAGGTTGGGCAGGATTAATAGCTCAGTGGCCAAATGGAAATTATAATGTAACAAACAGTTGGGTACTTGAACCTGTTGGTAGTACTTTATCATTCTATTATTGCAATACTGCTGGTAATTTATATGGAATAAATGCTCCTGGTTCACTTCAGGAAAACCAATGGCAACATTGTGCTGTAACTAGGAGTGGTAATACAATTAATGTTTGGTTAAATGGTGCTAAAGGATCAGATCATACTATTCAAGGTACTATGCAGAACAGTACTTCTAATGTAAATATTGGTGGTAATGTTGCTAATGGTGGTTATGTTGATGGTAATATTTCTAATATAAGACTTACAAAAGGACAGGCACTTTATACAAGTAACTTTACACCTTCAACATCAGCATTAACAACAACAAGTCAGGGTGCTACAGCATCAAACGTTAAATTATTATGTTGTCAGAAATCTATTATAACTATGGCAACAGTTACACCTAATAATATTACTATTGGCGGAGGAGATCCCACACCATCTACTAGCGATCCGTATACATAAATAACTTTATAGTGTAAGTAAGAGTAATGTCAAGAACTTTGATTAAAGGTGCTGAAGCAGCATGTCCGACAAGTAAAGGAGCTTCTAGTACTTTTGGTAGTGCTACAGTTGTTCGATTGATTAATACTGATACAAGTGCTCATCTAGTATATGTTTGCGAAAGTACTAGTGGATCTGATATTGGAACATTCACTATGCCAGCAGGTTCAGTTGAATTCTTAGAGAAAAATAGTACACATACAGTATACGCTGCAAACGCTGCAGTAAAAGGAGCATCAGCAGGATTTACTGCTTAGTAAGTAATTTTCTTTTATTATGGCAGAAGTATACTTAGGTAATCCCAACCTAAAGAAAGCGAATACCCCTATAGAATTCTCTAAGGATAATATTAGAGAATTTTTAAAGTGTAAAGAAGATCCCGTATATTTTACTAGAAATTATATAAAGATTGTTTCTCTTGACGAAGGATTAGTTCCCTTTAACATGTATGACTTCCAAGAGAAGTTAATTAATAGATTCCACGAGAATAGATTTAATATATGTAAGATGCCTCGGCAAACAGGTAAATCTACCACTTGTATATCTTATCTTCTACACTATGCAGTTTTCAACGATAATGTCAACATTGCTGTTCTGGCGAACAAAGCGTCCACGGCTAGAGATCTACTTGGCAGATTGCAACTTGCATATGAAAATTTGCCTCGGTGGATGCAACAAGGTATAATATCTTGGAATAAAGGTTCTCTGGAATTAGAAAATGGATCTAAAATATCGGCAAACTCTACTTCTTCCTCTGCTGTTCGTGGTGGATCTTATAATGTCATATTTCTGGATGAGTTCGCATTCATCCCGAATCACATTGCTGATGATTTCTTTGCTTCCGTTTATCCAACTATTACTTCTGGACAAAGTACTAAAGTAATTATAGTTTCAACCCCAAGGGGTATGAATCATTTCTATCGTATGTGGCACGATAGTGAAAAGGGAAAGAGTGAGTATGTAGCAACTGATGTTCACTGGAGTGAAGTTCCTGGTAGAGATGAAGAATGGAAAGAGCAAACAATTGCAAACACATCAGAACAACAGTTTAAGATTGAGTTTGAATGTGAATTCTTAGGATCTGTTAATACTCTTATCAATCCAGCAATACTTAGAAATCTTGTATATGATGCACCCAAGCAAAGAAATGCTGGTCTTGATATTTACGAAACACCAGTTAAAGAACACAATTATATAATAACAGTTGACGTTGCTCGTGGATTGGGTAATGATTATTCTGCCTTCATAGTTTTTGATACAACAGAGTTTCCATATAAAGTAGTTGCTAAGTATAGGAATAATGAAATCAAACCTATGCTATTTCCAAATATTATATTGGATGTAGCAAAAGCATATAATCAAGCATACCTATTAATAGAGGTAAATGATATCGGTGATCAAGTAGCATCTATCTTAAATTTTGAACTTGAATATGAAAATGTCTTAATGGCATCTATGAGAGGTAGAGCAGGTCAAATAGTTGGTCAAGGTTTTTCTGGTAAGAAAACTCAACTTGGCGTTAGAATGACTTCTGCAGTTAAGAAGTTAGGATGCTCCAATCTTAAAACTATGATAG